GTCGGCGCGACAGCGCTTGGTGGCTTTGGCGTTCAAACAGCGGAGACCGTTGCTCCGGGCAACCCGTGGATAAGGTTTGGTTTTGAGACAGTAGGCGGTGTAACCGGCGCGATGGCCACGGACCTTGCGGTAAACCGGGTTCCAAAAGCTGTAAACTGGGCTGGAAGCGGCGTTTACAACCTCTTTAAACGTATGACCGGCAGAGCACCCATAGACGAAATGCAGGCACGATATGGCCTCTCAAAAGAACAGATAAGAGCTGGTGGGGCCTTTATTATAGAGCAGCTTGAAAAAAACGCGGAAGATCCCGCCGAAATATTAAGACTACTAAACGACTCGTCTTTTGATAAGTGGCTTGTTGACCCAGAGGGCCAACCAATAACCCTAGACGCTGCTACACAAACGGCAAGCCTTACTTTGCTGTCTTTACAGAACCAATTTATGGACGCGGCACCCCAAGCTTTCGGTGACGGTGCGGTGGACAATACGCAGGCGGCTGTAGAAGCTTTACGCCGTGCATTACTTGCAATGTACGCTGACGGCTCTAAAGAAGCTCTTAGCGACGCAGCGTTACTTCAGACAAGTTTGTTTTCAGAAGTATTAGATGCCAAACTGGCTAAGGCGTTTATAGAGGCTCAAGAAGCTATGCGCCGAGTTAGACCAGAAGGTGACAATGTTGACCTTGAGGCGGCGGATAATATCTTCACGTTTTTGGACAGACAATACACTGCTGATCGACGAGAAGAAGCGTTACTTTGGAAGCTAATCCCACAGGATATAGAAGTAACCTCGTTTGTTAACGAAGACGGTGTAACACAAGAAGTGCCCAACTTTATCTCAAAGTGGGAAGCACTTCTAGGCGACGAGACGCCTGAAATACGGGAAGCAATACTTAAAAACGAAGACCTGAAGCTATTAGCAAAGTTTGTAGCTCGGAAAACAGAAGAATTAGGGCTGGGGGACGTTAGAAGCCAATTTCCTCAAGTGCCCGAGCAAAGACGTTTAATCGCAGCACTGGATCAGATCGCAGGTACACCCAATGCCCAAGTGCCTCAGAATTTTGTGGAATCGCAGCAGCTTTTAGGCACTCCACTAGACGATATTGTAAAGGGGCTTCGCAGCCAAGCGGATGAGGCTCCAGACAAAGAGCTTGCGCGTGCACTTAACGCACAAGCCAACTTGCTGGTTTCGCAGGAAAGGCAAGCACTGGAGTTTGCTGAAGCTGCGGCGAAACAAACCGAAACTGCGGGGGTAAATGCCCAAGAGTTAGTCAGAACCCGTGGCCGCGCTTTGGCCGCAGCCAGACGATTATCCGCAGGAGGTTTCAACGAAGAAGCGCGGATTGCTAATGAAATGGCAGACGCCCTACTGGCTGATTTAAACAGCATGGATATTAACGTAAGTCCGTTCTACAACACCGCTCGAAGTTTTTCACGCGCGTTTAATAACGTGTATTCCCGCACTTATGCGGGCGACATTCTGGGTACAAAGAAAAATGGCGCGCCTAAAATACCGATTGAGACAATGGCTAGTAGGATGATGAGCGGCGACGCGGCCTTTATGCGGACCGCGCAGCTAGACGGTATAGCCCAATTCCAAGTTACTCAATCTTTAACTAATCTGCTACGGGCCGATAACCCTGACCTCCCCGGACTAGAAAAGATAGGGGCAACGCTGTTAAACGATTTTGAAAAAAATGTGGACCCTCAATCCGGGGTTTTGGACATGGATTTGATGCGGGCATGGTACGGTAGAAACGCAGAGGTAATAAAATCAATACCGGGTTTGAACACGCGCATAGCTTCCGCAATGAATGGTTCGGTTCAATTGCGAAGTGCGGAAGAAACTCTTTTGCGTACAATTCGGGCCAATGCGTTAAATCCGGATGGAACGTTGAACGTTGGCGCACTTTCAAATTGGAGAAATAACGCCAACAATGAAAGATTGTTGGATTTATTCCCATCCCTTAAAGCAGACTTGGACAATGTAGATAAAGCCGCTAGTTTACTGACTCAAACAAAAGTAGATAACGCAGCAGCGGAATTAGCTGAAAGGCAGGCAGTGGGTTTGTACGAACTTCTACCCAACAAAACCACAAATGCGGCTACGGCTATTGCTTTAGCTATTTCCCCTAATAACCCCAAGCCTTTTCCAGACATGAACAGGCTCATGCGGTTGATTACAGAGGTGGGCGAAGACGGATTTATTGTAGCCTCGCCAAGCAGCCCAAACGCAGGCCTGAAGTGGTCTCAGCAAGACCTAATGGACGGGATGCGAACCGCTATATACGACACGGTGTTAAAAGCCGGGGCGGATGGAAAATCCTTTAGCCCTGCCGCGGCTTTTAACCGACTGTTTGTAAACCACCCAAATGCAGACATTTCCCTTGCAGAATGGATGAGGTCCAACGACCTTGTGAGCGTAGACCAGCTAGAAGATATTCAAACTTTCTTACGCAAAATGGCTCAAATCGAAGTCTTTAGGAAGAGAGCCACACCGGCCGATACAGACGCGTTTTACGCGGACATGGGTGAAGGAATTAAACTACTTTCGGCTATGGGTGGCGCTATTGCAGGTACTTCTACGCGCGAGGCTGCGGGTATGACGGGTCCGGGGCTTTCACTTCTGGTGGCGAGCCGTGGTGCGAGTCTGGGAAACCGTTTAGCCAACAAATACGCGGCAGAGCTTCCTCAGTCCCTGCAAGCAGATCGTATAGGTATTATCCTGCAAAACCCCGAACTGCTTCAACAGGTCCTTAAAACAGGGCGAACTGCACGTGAGAAAAATGCGCTAGTTGCCCAGTTAGAGCAAATGCTTATAACCAACTATGTAATATCACCCACTCGTAGGGCTTTCGGTGAAGGTATGCAGATTACAACCGACGAAATCTTTAACGACAGCGGGGCTACGGTAATTCCACCCGTTGGCGGCCCACCTAACGTAACACCTAACGTAGCACCTAACGTAGCACCTAATGTTAGTCCGGTTACCCCTAGAGTTGATCCTAATACCCTCACGAATCCCACAAGGCCGCTGGCCTCGACACCCCCTTCAGGGCCCGTGGACCGGACTAGGTTTGCAGCTCTCTTCCCGGAAGACCGTGAACTCATGGGTATAGGCAGTTTGATGGAAGGAAGTGCCTAGTGCCTGCTTTAGATAACTACGGCGGGCGAAAAAGCTATTACACCGAAGATGAAATGGCTATGTTCCGTAATCCCGAAAGGTACTACTACGGTCCGGCCAAAGGATCAGCGGAAAAGTTCTTTGCGGGCATAAATTCAAAAGCAAGAAGCCGACAGATGGGAGAAGCCGCGGCTTCTCAAGCAATCCCAACGTCTTATGCAAGCTTCGGGACCCAAAGCACCAGCCCTAATCTTAGTTTGTCGGGTTTTTCAGGCCAGACCAGTGGCGGGACAGCGGGACTCGCGGGCTTATCAAACTATGCGAATGGCGGAATGGTGCAAGCCATAAGGCGTTTAGCGGGCGGTGGAGTGGTAAACGACACACAAGGAATCGGTAGCCTGTTTCAGGCTATGAGATAGAGTTTTAATTAAGGGAGAAAAATCATGAGAAAAAAAGCAAAAGGTAAAGCTGTAAGGAAAATGTCTAAAGGCGGAAGCATTAGGAAAATGTCTAAAGGCGGAAGCATTAGGAAAATGTCTAAAGGCGGGGCTGTAAGAAAAAAAAGCAAAAAAAGATAAATAATGTCTTACTTAATCAGCAACATACCTCATTTTAAATGCTGGGTTAGAAGAGAATTTACAAAAAACCATGAAGAATATCATGGTGAATATATACATGCTTTAGCCATAGCCGTTAATACGATACCAGACAGGTCTTTAAGCTTTCAAGTTGTTTTTACAGGATGTGAGTCTGATTGTGAAGATAACGATGAAGGAAATATACACGGTGGTGCTATGTGGGCAAGAATGCCTATACAAGCATTAGTCGCAGACATACCCAGTGAAGATTTTCCAGAACCTATGGAAGATCATTTAGTTCAGCCTTGGGATTGTGAAGCAAGAGACCACTCAGTTATAGTTATGGATAGAGTTTCTTCTTCCCCGTGGCTTTGCAAAATCGATGGAAAGTTTTATAATGGTAATTACATGTTTACTGTAGACTATACAAATAACGAAATTGCTGATTGTCCCGCGCAACATAAACAATCTCATGTGTTATACATAACTGAAGATTGCAAGTGGAAAGGTAATTTTGTAGCTTTACCTAATAACAGAGTTAGAGCTACGAGTCCTGCTCTTTGGGTTACTGGTGAGGGGGCTCCTGACTTTAAACCCTCTCAATGGAAACATTCAGCAGAAAGTCATGAAAGTTATCTTGATCCATCAATAACATTTAACAATTTATACGAAGACTGATATGCACTATACAAAAGATTTAAACGAAATTATTAAGGGCCTAAAAAAAGCAAGCAAGTTACACGCTGCTCAAGCTAAAAAATTAGAGAAAATAAAAAAAGATCAAAAGAAATACACTGGAGTAAAAAAGAAAAAATGAGGGCAACATCCATCAATAACGTTTAACAATTTATACGAGAACTAACATGCCAAAAGCGAAAGGACTGTATGCGAATATAAACGCGCGTAAGAAGAAAGGGACTAGTCGAGCTAAAAAAAAGTCGACTATCTCTCCCAAAGCCTACAGCAACATGAAAGCTGGGTTTCCTAAAAAGAAAAAGTAATGGCCAAAAGAGACAAACCCATAAGACGTACTACAGGTAAAGGCGGCAACTACCGAAAGACCAAAGCAGGCGCAGGGATGACCAAAAAAGGCGTAGCTGCTCACCGTAGGGCCAACCCCGGTTCTAAACTAAAGACAGCGGTTACGGGTAAGGTTAAAAAAGGCAGTGCCGCCGCTAAAAGACGAAAGTCTTATTGTGCTAGAAGTGCAGGCCAAATGAAGAAATTTCCCAAGGCCGCAAAAGACCCCAACTCTAGGCTACGACAAGCAAGAAAAAGGTGGAAGTGCTAACGCAACCAACCCCTAGTGTCTTCGTTCAATACCTGTCCCGCAATATCTACCTTATCGCGTAAAGCTCGCAGTATTTTTTCGTCAATGGTCCCCGGCGAGACTAAATCGATGTAGGTTACCTTGTTGGTCTGACCAATGCGGTGCGCTCGATCCTCCGACTGTAGTCGTATCTCCAAGTCGTAGCTGTTGCTGTAGTAAATGACCGTGGTGGCTGCCGTCAATGTTATACCGTATCCGCCTGTTTTAGGTTGGCCCACAAAAAACCTTAACGGGTGGGCGGGGTCTTGGAAATCGTTAACAATCTCCTGCCTTTCGTCTTGAGGGGTAGCGCCGTAATAGGTTGCGACCGAATCGGGCCCGAAACGGTCGCGCAGGGTTTCCGCTATCTGTTGAATGTCGTGTGTGTACGTCGCCCAAATGATGGCTTTCCCCTGTAATTCTTCTGCCACGTCCAGCAGCTCTTTCAAACGGTTGTTTTTGACGAGCTGTATCTCCCCGTCGTCGGGCATTAAGTGCCCGCAGCATATCTGCTGAAGGCGCATGATTTGTGTCAGCACACTGGTGGTGGTTGCCAGCTCACCGCTGTCCAACTTTGCCAACGCCAGCTTTTTCATCTGCCGGTATAACTTTTCCTGCTCTGGAGTCAGCTCCACGTCTCGCCGAATATACACCTTGGGAGGCAGGTCTAAGCAGTCTACTTTTAGTACCCGGTTACTGAAGCGATCTAACTTTTCAGAAAGTTCGTCCAAACGACGGTAGCCGGTAATGTGCTGGAAGCTTCGATGTCCCATGGTCCGCTGTTGGATGTTCGCGTAGCGGGCTTGGAACGCATAGTAGCTATTGAAGCCCAGTGACTTTTCTTCAAGAAACTTGCATTGACTGAACAAGTCCATAGGGCTTTTGGTGATAGGTGATCCCGTTAAAATACGGCGGTACTTGGACCGTTTCTGCAAGGCCATGATGTTCTTGGTCCTAGCCGCCTTGCGATTCTTTATAGTAGTGGACTCGTCCACAAGGACCATGTTGTCCGGATTTTGATACAGGAAGGCAGTGGCCGCTTCCGTTCCACGGGCGCTGGAAAAGGCCTCCACATTCATCACAAAAATCTTTAGCGCGGGCTCTTTGTCCACAATAAAGTCTGTGAGCTCCTCCTCAAATCGTTTGGTTTTAGCGGCAGTCCATCGACACACCTTGCGAGGTATGCGCTTTGGCAGGTGGATAGGTATCTCACCCTTGACCCAGTTGTCGTAAACACCTTTTGGTGCTATAACTAATGCCGCTTTCAGCCTGCCTGCTTCCCACAACACGGCCATGGTATCGATAGCGACTTTTGTTTTTCCCGTGCCCATTTCCATGAACAACGCGTAGTATTTCGCGGCCCACGAATCTTCGAGCGCGACACGTTGATGGTCATAAGGTGTTGTTTCGTAACGATACCCCTGCATAAATTCTCTCTTTGTTTAAAAACCGCTTGACTTATATGGTATAAGATATTATCTTCCTCTGTCAAGCCCCAAAAGGTGGCTTTAACCGCGAAGGAGAAAAGTTATGATCGAAGACTTAACCAATATGATGGAGGCCGATTTTGAAGATAAGCAGGCCACCAGTATTGAGAAGGTGGACCAGAAAGGACTGACTTCGGTAGCCAGTTTGGCCCGCCAAATCAGAGACAGAGAAGTAAAAATCGAAGCGCTTGAGAAATCACTCAAGGACTTTAAGAAGGACCTGCAAAAACTCACTGATGAAGAAATGCCTGCAATGCTTGCTGAAATTGGCATATCTTCGTTTTCCTTGGATGACGGTTCTACCGTCGTAGTCAAGCAGACGTACGGGGCCTCCATCTTGGTTCAAAACCGACCGACCGCTTATGAGTGGCTACGCGACCATCAGTACGATGACATTATTAAAAATACGGTCCTGTGCCAGTTTGGTCGGGGCGAAGATGACCAAGCAAGCGCCTTCTCACAGTTTGCAGAAACTCAAGGATTTATTCCACAGCAAAAAACTGAGATTCATCCACAGACGCTACGTGCCTTTGTGAAAGAACGATGTGAGGCAGGAGAGGACTTCCCCATGGAGTTATTTGGGGCTTGGGTAGGTCAACGTGCAGTTATCAAAAAAGGGAAAGTAACATGACACAGGCAAAAGAAGTAGCAGCAAAAAAAGCAACCGCAGTAGCGGAATTTGATCCATCAATGTTTGAAGCCGACGCGGGTCAGGGCATGGAAAACATGGGACAAGAAGACTTGGCGCTTCCTTTCCTAAAAGTTCTTTCTGGCAATGATCCTATATTGGACGAAAACGAAGCGGCTCGTAAGGGCGATATATATAACACCGTGACCGGAATGGTCTATAAGGGTAAGGATGGCGTCCGAGTGATTCCGTGCTCTTACCAGCGTAGGTTTATCCAGTGGGCACCACGTGGCAGTGGTAGCGGTGCGCCTACGGCTATTTACGAACCGGGGGACACGCGTCCGGAAACGGAGCGATCCAGCGACGACAATAAAGACTATGTGGCCGATGGCAGTGGTGAGTATATCGAGGAAACACATCAGCACTTTGTGTTGTTAGTCGGAGAAAACGGTGGGGTCGAGACTGCCCTGATTGCAATGAAATCCACGCAGCTCAAGAAGTCGCGTAAGTGGAACAGCATGATGGCTTCGCGATCTATGCAAGGTGCTAATGGGGCATTTACGCCGCCGAGGTTCTCGCATATTTATCACTTAAAAACGGTCTCTGAAGAAAACAGTAAGGGCTCGTGGCACGGCTGGGAAATGTCTTGTGAAGGGCCCATCTCAGAAGCGTCTCTGTACGGTCAGGCAAAAGCTTTTGCCGGAAGCATCACCAGCGGCGACGTTGTGGTCAAGCATACGGAAAACGAGGACTCAGGCGGCAGCAAAATCCCGTTCTAAGTTATCTTTGAGGCGGGGCACTATGCCCCGCTTTTTTTCCGCATGAAGGAGCCACAATGTCTTTAGATAAATTTATGGCCATTTTTGAGGGCCTAAAGGTAGCGCACGGCTACTTCAGAATAGAAAAGACGGGCGCGAACGGTAAGGCTCAAGGTAAGGCTGGCGTTCTTCGCGAACCGCAGACCAAAAAACTTTGGGAAGACCACTTAACGGGTACAGGCAACGGTCTTGGCATTGTACCCATCAATGAAGATAATAATTGTAAGTGGGGCTGCATCGACATTGACCAGTACCCCCTAGACCACAAATTATTGGTGGATAAGATCCGCCGCATGAAGCTGCCCCTTGTTATCTGCCGATCTAAATCGGGCGGAGCGCATTGCTTCTTGTTCACCACTGACTGGACCGATGCCAAAGATATGCAGAAGGCACTGCAATCCATGGCGGCTGCATTAGGCTACGGTGAGAGCGAGATTTTTCCGAAACAGATTAGGCTTAATCTGGACAGAGGCGACGTAGGCAACTTTCTGAACCTACCTTATTACGATCATGAAGGAGGGCTTCGGTACGCTTTTTTAGACGACGGCACTTCTGCCACCATTAAAGAGTTTGTGGAAATCCACAAAAGATTTGTTCAGACTCCCGAAGAGGTAGTTAAGCTACAGGTCATCGGAGGCGGCGAAACTAAGCTGCTTCAAAACGGGCCTCCCTGTCTTCAAATTCTCTGTAAGCAGGGCATTAGCGAAGGCGGGCGCAACAACGGGTTATTCAACATCGGGGTGTATCTGAGTAAAGCTTATCCGGATAGCTGGGAATCGGAAATACTGCGCTACAACATGGAGTATCTGTCTCCGCCGTTACCATTACCGGAGGTCAACATAGTTGCCAAGCAGCTACAGCGAAAAGAATACGCTTACAAATGTTCGGACGCGCCGATCAATTCACACTGCAACAAAGAGCTTTGCCGGACGCGTAAGTTCGGCATCGGTGCTGCGATTGCAGGGGCTACCATAGCCAACCTGCGCAAGTACAATTCCACCCCGCCTGTTTGGTTTATGGATGTCAATGGCGAGCCTTTGGAGATGGACACTGATGCTCTAATGAATCAGATGACTTTCCAGAAAGGCTGCATGGAGCAGCTTAACTTTATGCCAAGGTCAGTTGCCAAGCAGCAGTGGGAAAGCCGTATCAGTACCCTCTTAAACGAGATGAAGGGCAACGAGAGCGCCATCATCGAGGTGGCCGTTGATGCCAGTACGAGCGGTCAGTTTTATGATTACCTTGAGGAATTCTGTCGCCACCTTCAGGTTGCGCAGGACAAGGAAGAAATACTGCTCCGTCGGCCTTGGACGGACGAAGATCAGGGCATTACCTACTTCAGGCTGAAAGACTTCGAGAACTTTCTAAAAAAGAATAAGTTCTTTGAATACAAATCCCACCGAATTGCTCAACGCCTACGCGACATTAACGGATCAAGCGTCGTGCTGAAAATTAAAAGACGTGCTGTTCGGGTCTGGCAAATCCCTTCATTCAAAACGTCAGACATAGACATTGATCCACCTAAGTTTGGTAACCCACACGAGGGACCCTTTTGATGAAAGAACTAAAGTCCTCGTCCAACAGCAGCCGCAATGCTGAGATTGTTAAAATGATTGACGAAAACCGCATGACCATGACCGCGGTCGCAAAGTGGTTTTCTATATCAAAGCAACGCGTCAAACAGATATACGACCGCGATAAGGCAAAAAATGTTTAGGATTTTTGGCCCTCCGGGAACAGGCAAGACCACCACGTTATTGAACATGGTCGACGATGCCTTAGAAGCGGGTACACACCCGCACAGCATTGCCTTTCTAGCCTTTACTCGCAAGGCTGCAAACGAAGCCAAAGAACGAGCGGCTGAACGCTTTAACCTTAACCCAAAAACCGACTTAATCTACTTCCGTACACTCCATTCTCTCGCCCTAACAATGACAGACATCAGGCACGAGCAAGTGATGAAAGAGGCGCACTTCAGGGAACTAAGCCGGTCAATAGGGGTCACGCTCGGAGGCTTAAAAGCCGGAAGCTTCGATGATGATATACCGTCCATGGTCGCCAGTAACGATCCAATCCTTGGACTAATAAACCTAGCCCGTTTGAGAAAGGTGCCGCTCAGAGAACAGTACAACGCCAGCAACATTGAACCCGATTGGAACACGGTTAATTATGTGGACAAATGTCTCCGAAACTATAAAGAAAGCATGGGCCTTTATGACTTCACCGACATGCTGGCGGAGTTCGTTAAAGGCTCCGACCAGTTCTGCCCTGACTTCGACCTGTGCTTCCTCGACGAAGCACAAGATTTAAGCCCGCTGCAATGGGAACTGGCTCACGCTATTGATGACCACTCCAAGCGGATGTACTGCGCCGGGGACGACGACCAAGCAATCTATCGATGGGCGGGGGCTGATGTGGATCACTTCATTAACCTACCGGGCGGCTCGGAAACCTTGTCTCAGTCCTACCGAATCCCTAAACTGGTCCACAACCTCGCAGAGAATGTCGTGCATCGTATCGACCGTCGATTCCCCAAGAGCTATAAGCCAAAAGAAGAACCGGGTAACGTAACACGGATCAACAGCATCTCTGCACTAGACATGGCCGAAGGATCATGGCTAATATTAGCGCAAGCCGGATACCACCTACAGCCCGTTGCCAGTGAACTGAAATCGAGCGGCCACCTGTTCAACTACCGCGGCCATCGGAGCATTAGCGAAAAGCTGTCCGAATCGGTCAACGGCTGGGAACAAATGCGCAAAGGAAAAGAGATCACCGGGGAAGTAGCCCGAAAAATATACAGCTTTATGTCCACCGGAACCCGAGTGTCCCGAGGCTATAAAAAGCTTACTGGCGTAAATGATCATGACCTTGTCACCATGGGAACCCTAGTCGATAGCTTCGGCCTTAAAGCCGATAAAACGATGATCTGGTCCGAAGCCATGGATAAACTGCCCGAAGGCGACAGAGCCTATATCACGGCACTGCTGCGACGGGGCGAGAAGTTTAACGGCATACCCCGTATTACAGTGTCCACGATCCACGGGTCAAAAGGCGGTGAAGCGGATAACGTTATACTGTTCACGGACCTGAGCCCCGCCGCAGATAACGAAATGAGAATTAACCCTGATGATATGCACCGTGTTTTTTACGTGGGCTTAACGCGCACGAAACAAAACTTGTTTATCGTCGATGCTGAAGACGTAACGAGGAGCTACGAGCTATGAAAAACCGGAAAAAGACGACGTGGAAAGAGTGGGTAACCAAGGCGTCTAAAGAAATGGAAAAAGATCCGATGCTGAAAAAGTCTAACGAAACACTTAAAGACGAGGGACTTAGCTTCCATTGGGACAAAGAAGAGCAAGACTACGTGGCGACTGGTCACATTCACAAGAAAGTACATTAACAGGAGCAGACCATGCTAAAAGC